AGGCATTCAACCGTCACACAACTCTGTTCGCAGAATATGTGGCCAAGTTGGTAAGTGGTGATAAGACTGTTAAGGTTAACGCCAACGCAATCTTCCCACATGATGTGCTGAAGGGAATCGCTCACAGCTACACCAAGCTGGACAAGACAGAAACTGACCATGTGATTGCACAATGGGACGCTCTGCCTAACTACGTAGGTGACGCAAGTATTCTACCTCTAGTTGACGTATCAGGTTCTATGACTACCCCAACAGGTGGTAAGGGCGATGTGCGTTGTTTGGACGTTGCAGTTAGCCTTGGCTTGTACTTGGCAGATAAGAACAAGGGTGCGTTCAAGGACACATTCTTGACTTTCTCCAGCAAGCCAGAACTTGTAACCCTAAAGGGTAACATTGTTCAAAAGGTGGAACAAATGTCTAAGAGCAACTGGGAAATGAGCACTAACTTGCATGCCGCTATGGACAAGATCCTAAGCGTTGCAGTTAAGGGTTCTGTACCAGCTAGCGACATGCCAGCCATGTTGTTAATCTTGTCAGACATGCAGTTTGACCAATGCGCCCGTTACGACGACAGCGCAATGCAAATGATCGAACGCAAGTTCGCAGATGCAGGTTACACTGTGCCGCAGATTGTTTTCTGGAACCTAAACAGTACCGGTAACGTGCCTGTGGCGGCTGACAAGAGTGGTGCCGCATTGGTAAGTGGATTTAGCCCATCAATCATGACTAGCTTGCTAGCCGCTGATATGGATCAATTCACTCCAGAAGGCATCATGCTCAAGACTGTAATGAGTGATCGTTACGCTCTGTAAGTAACTGCTGGCCCACCTTAGCCTAGGCTGAGAATCCAGCATCCGCGATACACGAAATGTGGGATGGGCTGTGTATCCGGGGTTTTGGGGAGAGTTCCTGACACAAAAATCTCTCCCCACTAATTCGTTGTTTTATTACAACACCGGCCCTGTTAGCCTAGGTTGACAGGGCTTCTTTTTGATGTTATAATATAAGTAATTGATTAACACCAATCTAGGAGTAATATGAGAGAATTTGAGAGTATCCAAGGTGACAACTTAGAAGAAAGCGATATGGCTCAATTGTTGTCAGTAACAGCAAATGCTGATGCTGTAGCAAGAGTACGTGCCGCTATCCCAAAAGGACCTAGTTTAAGTCATTGTAACGAATGCGGAGAAGAGATCCCCGTAGCTCGCCAAAAAGCAGTAGCAGGATGTACTATGTGTATCGATTGTCAGCAGTATGCAGAAAGAATGAAACGTGCCTAAATGTTATCAATTAATTGGAGTGCCTGCCGCAGGTAAAAGTACTTGGCTTAGAAGTCAAAACTGGATTGAAGGCATGGAGTATGTGAGTACTGATTATCATGTGCATGAATATGCTAAACTGCAAGGTAAGACTTACAGGGAAGTATTTGAAGAATACATGCCCACAGCAGTTGAACTAATGGCCAAAGAAGTTGTTGCCGCTAGACTAGTAGGTCGTGATGTACTTTGGGATCAAACTAGTACTACTGTTAAAAGTCGTGCTCGTAAGTTCAATATGCTTCACGACTATCATCATATTGCTGTGGTGTTTCCAACTCCAGCAATTGACGTTTTAAAGGAACGTTTGGCATTGCGTATTGACCAACCAATTCCTTGGGAAGTTGTACAGGGCATGATTGATAATTTTGAATATCCAACTGAAGCGGAAGGTTTCAAAGAGATTTGGAGAATATAATGAGAGTTGAAAACATCAATGGTCGTAATCTAATGTGTGGCTACATTTATCCTTTGGCAGAACTTGCTGTGGGACAAGAATGGGCACAAGCTGATGGTGTTGATCGAGTTGTAACAATTCGTGAAATTGAAGGCAATACTATTCGTTATGGTGATCACGCTAGCGATACCCTGTACGAAAAGGATCAATTTGCATTTCAAACACGATATTGCAGGGTAGTATAGCCAAAACGAGCAGTTGACAAACTCTCCTTTTGGTTGTATAATACATACATAAACAAGAAAGGAGGGCATGATGCCTAGTGTATTTTTAGTAAGCGACACGCATTTTGGACACACCGGCGTCTGCCGCTTCACACGTAACGATGGTGTTACAAAATTAAGGCCATGGGATAGTCCAGAGGAAATGGACGAAGCTATGGTTAAGGCGTGGAACGAACGGGTAAAGCCCACTGACAAGGTCTACCATTTAGGTGACGTTGTTATCAACCGTAAAGCGTTAAAAATCATGAGCCGCTTAAACGGCGACAAGGTGTTAATCCGCGGTAACCACGACATCTTCAGGGATGACGAGTATCGTATGTACTTTAGAGAATTACGTGCATATCACGTTATGAACGGAATGATCTTAAGCCATATTCCGTTACACTCAGATTCAATGGGTCGTTTTGGTACTAACATTCATGGACATACCCACGCAAATCGTGTGAAACGAGCCCGTGGAGTTGATGCTAGAACTGGAGAAGTTCTGTACAGCGATGAAAACGATGTTCGTTACCATTGCGTTTGTGTAGAACAAACTGACTTTGCGCCCATACTGTTTGAAGACGTTATAGCACGTATTGAAGCAGAAGGCGGATCAGTAGGATTTAAGAATGGAAACGGTCCTACTATGTAATAATAGTAGCACTTTAATAGGGCCTTCGGGCCCTATTTTTTTGGCTTGATCATTCGGCGCAATAGAATAAATAGTATATAGAAACATAGGGCCGTGCCCTAACAGTATACGGAGATTTTCAATGGCGCTACAAATTAGAAGAGGTTCAGACGCATCTCGAGGAACTACAAGATTCGCATCAGGTGAATTAATTTACACTACTGATCAAAAAGATTTGTGGGTTGGAGATGGCACACCTAACGGTGGAACACAAATTGCTCCTGTTAAAAGTGTTAACGGATATCCTGCAACTGTAGCTGGCGCAGGTGCTGGCAATGTTGTATTAACTACTGATAATATTGCAGAAGGTGCAAATACAGCAAGAAAATACTACAGTTCAACATCTTCTAAAGCAGACGCCGCGGCGGCCTTGGTAGCTGGTAACGCTGGAAATACTGGAATCACATTTAGTTATAATTCAGGTACAGGCGCAATTAATGCTGTTCTTCAAAATGCAGGTGGGTTATCAACAGTATCAGGAGATCCTAATCCAGCATTAGGTGGCAATTTAAGTTTAAATTCACGTAATATTACAGGTACAGGTAATGTCAATATTACCGGAACTATTACAGCTACTAGCTTTACTGGTACTGTAACTACCGATTCAATTACTCCAGTTACTAGTCTAGTTTTATACGGAGCTACTTCAAATCCATTAACTGTTAGAGGAATTCCAGCAGTAAGCGGATCTGTCAATATTGACATTAACACATTTAAAGGAACTGTCGGTTCACCAACAAATACTGGTGCTGGCGACCAAATTGGTTCTTTTAGAGCACTTGGTTATAGAGACGGAAATTATAAGATTGGTTCACAAATTACCACAGCATGGACCAGCGATGCAGATTTTACAACAAACAATCCTAAATCAGTACTTTTCTTTGCTACTGGTAATAACAATGAAACACAAACTGGACTTCCTCCAGCATCACTAGACGGTAACGGTACATTTACTGCCAAAATTATTCAAATACCTTCGTATGCGACTGGTGCGTATCCAGCAGGTGGAACAATAACAGCACTGTCTGGTGTGACTATTACAGGAGTTGCTGGACAATTCCAATGTGCATCAACTACGTTAACACTTGGTGCAACTGTAACAATTCGTGGTAATATTGCTGGCGCAACAATTAGTGGATATACTAGCCCAACAACATACTATGTTATTGCTACTAATGGTTCGACAACATTTACATTATCAACTACCGGCAACGGAACTGGAGTTACAACTAGTGGTACAACTCCAACAGGATTAACATATTCAATGCTGTTGCCGCAAAAAGGTATGATGATATTTGATAGTACTACAAATGACTTCATGGGCTTCAATGGAACTAACTGGGTCGCATTTACTGGACCTTAATTCCAACTAGGGTACTTGGCTAGTTCTTCATAAAACTTATCGGGGTATAACTGCCAAACTGTTTGGTTAGTTCCCCGATAATTCATTTCCGCAACACGTTTCATCTGGCCAGTGGCTTCCATAGCTGGCCCAAATATACGATGTACTAGACGTTGCGTTCCAACACTACTTTCATTACTAGTAATATACAATTTACTTCCTGCCGGTGCCCAGTTAATACAAGCTGGAATTAAGAACTGACTGGTAGCATGTTGGTGTGTTACAATTTGATTGCGAGTGCGCAAAGTAGTCATGGGAAGCTGATCTGTGAACACACAAGTACGTACAGCAATGCGATATGCGTCCAAGCCCATTTCTGGGAACGAATGTGCGCCTACACTGCCTATGGCTTTATTGTTGTAGTAAAGAATCCAAACGCACCATTCTTGTTCCTTTGCTAGACTATCCACTAACATTTTTTGACTAGCGTTATTAACAAAGCCCTTAGACTCTGCCATAGCATAAAATTCTGCTAGATCTAAGTTGGGTGTCCATTGTACCATTTTAAAGTTCATACAGTAATTATCACCATAAATAACAGCAGAAACTAATTACGGAGAATTTATGAAATATCATATCCACAGTAATGGATGGACTGTTATACTTGATGATTTTGATATGGCCACATGCAGTCAAGATGATGTTAATCTGATTGGCAAATTAGTTAACGAATATACACTAGTGGTTGCTAAAAAACAGTTTGTTACAGTGGAAGAAGAAACTAGGTTTGTTAATATGTGGCACAATCCTATCCCGCAGTTAACACCCAAAGACGGCGATAAATTTACACACATTGCTGTAGATACAGAAGGAAAGATATTAAGAATTTCTGGAATTAAAGACGAGCATGGAAACGATTTGGGGTTAGCTGGACACGAAGATGAAATGGCGTGGCATTCAAACCCTCCAGAAGATCCAGCACGTAATTCAATAGTATATTTAAGAGCAGTAGAAGGGTCAGTAGGTTCACAAACAGAATGGAACAATACTATTTTGATATGGAATGAATTGTCCCAAGAAGAAAAAGATAAGTTGCTCCCACTTAAAGTCATACCTAAAGTTGGTGCTAGTTTATCTGGCTATAAAGACAGAGATACTAATGGTCAAGAAATGCCTGACCAAACAAGATTTAATCTTGTGCATACTAATCTAGCAGGTAAGACGGGTTTATATTTTCCGTTTGTGCAGTTATCGCGTTTTGAAGATATGACGGTAGAGGAAAGTAGAAAGATTATGGATCCACTTGCGGAACTGGTCACTCAACCCAAGTACTGTTATAAGCATGATTGGGAAGATGGAGATATGGTTATTGCAGAACAATGGCTAGGCATACATAGACGATTGCCTTTTAAAGACATAGGCAAAAGATTATTACATAGAGCTGGATTTGACGCACCATGAAATATCACTTACATGAAAATGGGTGGACTGTTATCCTAGACGATTTTAACATGGCTACTTGTACACAAACTGAAATTAATTTAATAGAACGACTGATTGCCAAGTATACGCTAGTTATTGCTAAGAATCAACACGTTAATAAAGACGAAGAAATTAGATTTATTAAAATGTTTCACAATCCAATACCTATCATGCCTCCCGGCAGTCCAGGCTTTGATAGTATTGCAGTAGATCCTGAAGGATTAATTTTAAGGGTAACAGGCGAAAAAGACAATGAAGGCAATGTTACCGGCATAGCAGGACACGATGAAGAACTAACATGGCATGCCAATGTGCCGTATGATCCAAATAGAAATTCTATAATTTACCTAAGGTCGGTGACAGGTTCAGCTGGATCTGTCACCGAGTGGAATAACACAATACTGGCATATCACGATTTACCGCAAGTAACTAAAGATCAATTAGCAACACTTAAAATCGTTCCTAAGAAAGGAACAGAACGCGATATGCGGATTGGGTATGCTTTAGAAACCGGAGAAGAACAACCTGATCAAACACGGTTTGATTTAGTGTATACAAACATAGCAGGCCAAATCGGCCTATATTTCCCTTATAATCAAATAGCTCGATTTGATGGCATGACCGTAGAGGAAAGTAGAAAGATTATGGATCCGTTATTTGAACACGTTACACAATCTAAGTATTGTTATAAGCACAATTGGGACGATGGAGATGCAACCATAGCAGAGCAATGGCTAGGTATACACAGACGCTTGCACTTCGATCGAATGGAATATCGAGTATTACACAGAGCAGGATTAGATTTTTCTCCGCAAAATTACGATGGAATAATAGAATGAAATATCACTTACACGAAAACGGATGGGTAGTTAATATAGAAGACTTTGATATGGCCACATGCACCCAAGACGATATTAATCTAATGGCAAGATTAATTGCCAAATATACATTTGTAATTGTAAAAAATCAATTTCCAACACCAGCAGAAGAAGTAAGATTTGCTAAACTGTTTCATAACCCGTTACCACTGTTTGGAAGAGACTCTGTAGAAGTTAGAACAAAAGGTATAGACCCTAATGATGCAGATCCTGAAGGTATATTTTTAAGAGTCACTGGTAAAAAAGATGACGGCTGGGAATTAGGAATAGCAGGGCATGATGAAGAACTTGCATGGCATTCAAATGTACCGTGGATAGCTGACCGAAGTTCTATAGTGTATCTACGAGCCGTGGAAGGATCTGTAGGATCTATAACTGAATGGAATAATACAATATTAGCTTACCACGATTTACCCGGCGAAATTAAACAACAAATAGCAAACCTTAAAACTGTACCTTTGTCAGATGTTAGATTGGCATTATCGTTGCAAGGCGACGACATGGGCAAGGAAGTAGAAAATCAACACAGGTTTAACCTAGTACATACAAACATAGCCGGACAAACTGGCTTGTATTTTCCGTTCTTACAAATATCTAGATTTGATAGTATGACCAGAGAAGAAAGTAAGCCGTTATTAAACATGTTAGCAGAGCATGTAACCAATCCTAAATATTGTTATCAACATCACTGGGAAGACGGTGATGTGGCCATATCTGAACAGTGGTTGGGTATACATCGCCGACTACATTTTGATCGAATGCAAGAAAGAATATTGCATAGAGCAGGCTGGGACTTTCCTATACAAAATTATCTTGAGGATATAGCATGAAATATCAAATGCACGAAAACGGTTGGACTGTCATTGTAAGTGATTTTGATTTTAATTATGCTACTAAAGAAGATATAGATCTAATATCTAGATTAATTGCCAAGTACACAATAGTAGTTGTAAAAAATCAACAACTATCTTTAGAAGATGAAATACGTGTGTGTCATATGTTTAAAGATCCAGAGCCAGCTTTTAAACCAACTGAAGGTAGTTTTAAAAGATCAGCGGCCGATTTAAAAATTGATCCAACTGGTTTAATTTGCCGAGTCACTGGAGAAAAAAACGAAGACGGTGAAACTGGTATTGCTGGTCATGCTAGCGAAATGGCGTGGCATAATAACATGCCATACGAACCAACCCGTAGGTCAATTGTATGGCTGTATGCTGTGCGCGGGTCTAACGGATCAAGAACTAGTTGGAATAATACTATATTAGCATATAACGACTTAGACCAAGAAACTAAAAATAAATTTAAAGAACTTAAATGTATATATTTTAGTGGAATTAATCTTGCTAACGAGTATGTTAGCACAGGCAACGCAGAAGATGAAAACAAACAAGTAATTGAAACATTCACTCCGCCTTTAGTTTATACAAATAACGCCAATCAAACAGGACTTTATTTTTCACCGTACTTACTAGAAAGATTTGTAGGGTTAACTAAAGAAGAAACTAAAGCAATTGCTGATCCGTTATTTGAATACGTAATACAAGACAAGTATTGTTATCATCACGATTGGCAAGACGGTGATGTTGTAATATCAGAACAGTGGTTGGGCATACATAAGCGTTGGCCGTTTGAACAAATTGAAAAACGTATGTTACACCGTGCGGCTTTTGAATTTACCGACCAAGATTATACTAACCTGTAAACTGAGATTCTAACCCTTTGCGTTTTAAATCGTACCAATTTCTAATAGTGTCGTTCATTTGCTCAACACCAATTACTGGTACTTGAAAAGGTGCTTCCACAATCCATTTAATAGCAGTCGCTATATGTGCAGGGTCCATTGTAGTTTTTAAACCTAAAGGTTTGGCTGAAGACTTAAATCCGCCTACAGTTACATGTGTAACTTTAAATCGTTCATCAGTTAGACTTAACCCTAATTCTTTTAAATCATTCGATTCTTTATATTTGCTAGGATTTGCTGGAAGCCATTTAGCATACTCGTCTATACTTCCAATATTAAACACATGGCCTTCTGCCCATACTTCTCGAGCTATAGTTAATACAGTTGCTTGCAAACCATTCTTAACGTATGCATTGTTTACAATTACATTGTAGTCTGTTAAAATAGATTTTAATCTAGATAAACCGTCTTCTGTTGATAAATCATATCCGTTAGATCGACTTACAAAAGTACTGTTAGGAAATAGTTTTTTAATTTCCATAGCAATGCCTATGTGTTCTGGATTTCCAGTACAAAGTACTTTAAACATTTAATGCCTTTGCAATAAAATCTGCCGGATAGTTTGTTCTAAAACTATTCCAACATAACTGATCCATTGTTTGCCAAGATTGAGGAACATTCCATTCTATACCCATGCTACTTAAATGTTTGCGTATTTCATCTTGTCTAGTGCTATAGATATGGCTTTCAACTTCTTCGATACTAATATTTGGTTCTGTTACACGGTAGGTGAAAAAGTAATTGATACTTTTTAATTTTCCATCTACTATAAAATAACTACTTGGGTGCATACTGTATTTGTGCAATCCAAGACTTTTATGGGCGTGAATTATTTCTAACATTTGATCCTGCCAATCCGGCAATATTGTATCGTAGTTAGTCATGTCGCATCCTGCTTGTTCCCAAAAATCAGGACCGTCTATTTCTAAATACAATTTTCTGTTATCAAGGTCAATATTTTTAATTGTAGGAACTAAGTTAGGGTAATTGTTTCTCATCTGCGTAAGGTAGTTAACTTCACGCAACCATTTTTCCTCCATTTTAGAAGGATCTACTACTTGGTTTTTTCCTTTGTGATATTCAGTATCATTATGATACCATTGCACAAAAGTTTTTTTATCTTCACTAATAAGACTAGTGTAGATTAGGTTATTACGGCATAGGCCTTGACCGGGTACGTTATTGTAGTAGTATTCGTATTTCATAATGTGCTAAACATGATAAAAGAAATGTTTTCGTTGCCCTCATTAACTATGTTAGCATAGCTTGTTTTGTCTAACATGTCAATGGTGTAAATTTTACCAACTTCTGGAACAACACTATAATGACCGTTACTGTCATATGCACGTAGCCAATTTGTTCCATTAGTTACTAGCGGTACAAAAACTCTTATATGTGGTTTAACTCCAGCAGTCCATTTACCAATATAATCGCCAGGTTCAAAGGTCATTACAAAAGATCTAAACACATTGTTAAAATTATCTTTGATCATCTTAAAGAATCCAAATACTAACGCAGTATCTTTAAAATACTCTGGACCTTCATCATGCGGATCTATATCGCAATGATAAGGAAACGCAAGATCATTGTAAATAGTCTGCAACCCGTAACCGTGCATTGTCTTTAAACTAAAATGATCGCTAAGGCTTCTTGTATCATTGTGATCTTTTATGTAGTGCCAATGATAATGTTCGTAGTCAGTTTGTAGTTGTTTTAAATAAGCAACAGCATCTTGCGGATTATAGGTTAACTCAAGTGTTGTTATCATTTAGTATCCAAGTATATGCAATGTAAACTTTGGAGTCATGCCAGCGTTAATGCCAGTATGCCATTCTTTATAATTTTTCCATTTAAAAATAGAACCTTCAGGAACATTATATATGTAATCATCTCCAATTATAAAAATATGTCCCATAGTAGGAGAACACATTGTTATGCTATAACGTTTAATTTTTCCTTTTTCTAAATATGTTTGTTCGTTGTCGTCTACGTCCCAGTGCCATGGAGCCATGTAGCCAGGATCAATACGACTAATCCACGCACGATGTACTCCTGTTAAACGTAAGTAATTAGCCACGTCATTGACTAGATCTTGTTTAAAATCTTTGCCTGGGTAATAGTTAATCCACTGCATAGAATTGGTGTTAAACTTGGCATCTTTCCACATTTTATTAATATCTGCATAGCCAGGGTCGTCTTGGTGTGCTGTTAACCCAGCCATTACATCGGTACCAGGATTGTTAATTAGTTCCTGTGTAAGATTGATTAAATTATGTCTGTAATAGTATCCTAAGTAAATGGTACTTTTAAGACTAGTTAGCAATCGTTTGTCAAATACAGATGTTGTAATCATTCTAAGTATCCAAATGCCCACAAGCGTTCTTTACACCACCAGCAAGATCCGCAGTGTCCTTCTGTATGCGTGTCTGTTTCACAACTTCTAGTAAATGGAAACAAATCTTTTTCTATTGCTAGCTCTTTATATAACGTAGCAATACCTTGTTTAGTATAATTAATCATTGGATTATAAACACGGCTATCTTGCGAAAGTTTTTCTTTGTATTGGCCGTCTATAGTAAGTGCAGGATTACTACAATCAGTACCCAGCGGAATGTTTATTTCTAAACCAAATAACGGATGCACATTATCATAATGTCTCCATTGTCTATGCCACTCAGGGCCGGGCATTCCCCAAGATGCATAAACATCATCAGGTGGAAATTTGGTTAATCCTGTGTATAAAATATCAATGTCACCCGAGTCTAAAGCATCTTTATAAATTTTAAAAATCATCTCCGGTGTTTGATGAGCCGCAGGCATCTTATGTACAAAGTAATTAGTTTTGCCTGTAAGTTCTGCACATCGTTTAACTACTTTATCAAACGCTGGTTCTAGTACAAATTGTCTTTTAGCACCGAGCAAGTTATAGATATGTAAATCGTGCTTTATTTCTTTCATTAACAAGTATAGTATAACAGCACTATCAGCGCCGCAACTGGTACTAATACCTACTGGACCATCTCTATAAATGCCAAAATCAATATTGGCTAATTTCATGCTCTCTAATTTCATACAATATTTATTTAGGTGGCCGGCCCTGCCATAAATATCTGATGCTAATTAAAACCCTATCCATGTGTGAACACTGCTATAGACATATACCAGCTGAACGGTTTGAACGGGACGGCCAAGTATGGTTAGGTAAAACTTGCCCAAAACATGGCTATCATGAATGTTTAGTTGAAATTGATTCAAATTTTTATAAAACTCACAAATACACAAAACGTAAACCTAGTTCATACTGGTTAGATATTACTAACAGATGTAATTTAGAATGTCCGCATTGTTACCAAATGCCCGATAATGAATCAAAAGACCCGGGCATAGGTTATTTGATATCCCAAGTTGAAAGCTGGCCAGATGATGGATTTCCAATCAGCTTAGTTGGTGCTGAACCAACTACTCGTAAAGACCTTGCAGATTTAATACGTGCTATTCAGGCAATACCTGGTAAGCCTAGAATGATAATGGTTGTTACCAACGGAATTAATTTAGGTAAAGAAGAATATGCTAAAAAGTTTGTAGGTATAGAAAATCTTAAATGGACTATTGGCCTTAACCATCCCGAATATAACGGCGGGGTTATTCGTGTTAAGCAACAAGCAGGGGTAGACAACTGTGTTGCATTAGGACTTACTATTAAAAACTTTACATACACGTTGGGTAGTTTAGATCAATTAGAATATTGTTTAAACGAAATGCAAGAATGGAACCGTTTAGGAATTTGCGACAACGCCCGTATACAAGTAGGTGTAGACATTGGACGTATTCCTGAAGACAATCCTCCTGAACTATACCTTTCACAATTAGTACACGCTACAAAAGAATTATGTAAACATAAAGGCTGGTCGTGGGAGCCTTCAGAAACTGAAGGCAATAGAACACACTACTTGGTGCGTATTAACGGACTAGTACACAGATTAATTAAATGGGTTGATGTTAAAACTATAGATTTTGAAGAAACGTTTTCAGAATCGTACGCAGACATGATTCCTACTAAACCTATGAGCCCATTACTGCATCAAGTTATACTGCGTGATAGATTTGTTAATGAAGGTCAAATGCTATTTGATACAATACCAAAAGAGTATCTATGAATAAATTAGAAGATACACAGTCCCTATGTGAGCATTGCTATAGACACGTTCCTGCTGTTAGGTTTGAACGTGACGGACAAATATGGCTATGGAAAAAATGTAAATGGCACGGTGAAAGCGAACACTTAGTAGAACCTGATGCTGAGTTTTATTTAAATTACAAATATCCTAGACAAGCATTAAACAGCTATCTAATAGAAGTAACTAACAAATGTAATCTAGCATGTCCTAATTGTTATCAAGAACCTGATAACATGAGCAAGGATCCAAGCATAGAATATTTGACAACATTAATATCAAGCTGGCCTGATGATGGTAAACCTGTAGCATTATGCGGGGCAGAGCCTACTGTACGCAAAGACTTAAAAGAACTAGTATTAGCCATACAAGCACTGCCAGGTAAATCCCGTAGTATAATGATACTAACTAATGGCGTGTATTTTGCAGATAGAGAATACACAGAACAATTTAAGGATTTAAAAGATGTAATGTGGACGATTGGACTTAACCATCCAGATTATCAAGGTCGTACTGTGCGAGCCAAACAAATGGAAGGTATTAAAAATTGTACAGACTTTGGCTTAAGAATTAAAAATGTCAGCTATACATTAGAAACAATGGATCAGTTGGAATACTGTTTAGAAGAAATACAAGAATTTGGAAATAGTATATGTGAGCAGTATCGTGTACGCTGTGGCGCCGATATTGGAAGACATCCAGGCGGCCCAAAGGTATTCCTTTCAGACTTATTAAAAGAAACTAAACTAATTTGTGAAAAGAAAGGTTGGACGTTTGAGTATAGTCCTGGCGGTGGCAATCGAGCGCATTACCCTGTGCTAATTAATGGAATGTATGTTAAAATAATACAGTGGCCCGATGTTCGAACAATTGACTTACTAGAGGTACAGACAGAAGCTATATCTGATATACTCCCCGGCAAACCGCCAAGTCCGTTAGTACATCAAGTTATACTACGAGATCAAGCAGTTAATAAAGGACTGCCGTTATACGATACAATACCGCAGGAGTACATAGATAATTATGGCAATATTAGGAATCAATAAACAACCGTACTTTGATATGGCTCCGCATTTAGATATGCAAGAGTTTGATAGATTGCAACCTGAGATATTGTCAGGCTTTGCTCTAGCACGACACTACGCTAAAGAAGGCACGTGGATGAAACCAGGTTTTACTTTTGACGACATGAGCTATAAACTTAGTTGGAAACCTATCTATCAGTCTATGGATGAATTTATGGAACTGCCAAAAGACGATCCTATATATCAAGCAGGCATGGCACTAATGCCTAACAATTTTAAAAATTTCCAAGAACGCAACGTGTTCACACGTTTCTTAAAAATGGCAATGGGTGCGTATGATCCTTACATTTATTATTACTTGTGGGAAGAAGGATCGTGGGATGACAGAACAGCGCCACGTAAACTAACACCAGAAGCACAATACTTTCCTAACACAGTCAAGTGGGTTGAAAGTCTAGTAGGCACAGTGTTTGAAGACATTGGTCGTGTTATATTTTTTCACTGCGAAGCAGATGGTATTCCATTTGAGCACAGGGACTTAGATGCTAATAACGGTGTTAACATAGTTAAACCGCACCGTAACGAATTTATACACATCCGTCCTAATACTAAGAAAGCTATGTACTTGTGGGATCCAGAGAATAAAAACAAAGTGTATCTTAACACTAGAGCGGCTTGGTGGAATGACGTCGACTGGCACGGCGGTGAACGCATTATGGAACAAAGTTACAGTCTACGTATTGACGGCAAATTTACAGAAGACTTCCGCAAGGCACTGGGTATCGATCATTTAGATACCTATTAATTATGATATACATCGGCAATTATAAAGATTGGATACAGCAAGAGTGGATTGACTACTTACTAACTACTGACGGAACTCCTCGACCACAGACAACAAGTGAAAACCCTAATAGCCCAGAGTTTAGAAAAGCCGCTAGTGTAGGTTATGATTTAACTAAAATTTATTGGTACCATTACACCAATACCAATAATACATTTCCGTTACCCTTAGAACTTCCGTTTGACAATAACCGCAATCACATTTGGTGGTTTATAAAAATGAATCCCGGAATGTTTATGCCTATGCATAAAGATCCGCATGCCGTAGAAGAAAAAAATGTTAAACGATATTGGATAGCATTACAGGATTATGAAGAAGGACATATACATATCAATGCTGGGCAGTTTTTATCTAATTATAAAAAAGGCGATATGTATATGTATGATGACCCAACAGCAATACATGGTGCATGTAACATAGGTTACAACCCACGAATAGTTTTTAACTTTAGCACATACGATTAATATGGAATATATTGGTAATTATAAAGACTGGATTACTCCAGAATTAATGAATCATCTTAAAACACGAACCGGAGACACAACTCCTGTGTGGCAACCAGATAGATGGAAAGGTCACCCAATGTTGGATGAATTTAGAGAACTGGCCCGACCGGGATTTGCGCACAAGGACCACGACTTTCAACAGTTTAATTCTTCATCCAAAGATATGCAAGATTTTAAATTTCAGCTACCTGATCTTCCTAAGCAAGGAGACCATCAACGTTGGTGGTTTATTAAATTGTTGCCAGGACAAATGCAGGCTATGCATATTGATCCGCATCTTGTAGAAGTAAAAAATCCTGTACGTTATACTATGTTTTTAGAAGATTACCACCCTGGACATATATTTGTTTGGAATGACAAATTAGCTAGTAATTACAAAGCTGGGGATGTGTTCGAGTGGAGTGATCCTATGATTGTACACGGCTGTGTAAACATTAGTTTTCAAACACGTTACACTATGCAAATCACAATGTTTGACGATTAATATATTTTTTTAAAATACTCAGGAAATGGATTATCTGGCCAGCGTTCGTCAAGGTGATGCATAACAGTATTTTTAAAGAATACTTCAAAATTAATATTATCACCCTCTGTAGCATTATCAAATCTAGTTGTACTATCGCCACCAATTAATTTTTCTATAATAGTGCGTGGAATTAAACTATTGCTTTTTTCTACACAAGAATAAAAATCAAAAGTTTTTAATTGTTTGTTACGGTCAAAGAAAAAACAGTGAGGGTACAATGCCATTTTATAACACTCAGCCTGTGTTAAATCCGAAAGAAATGCAAACATTTGTGTTTTCCAATCTGGATATTCTACATCGAGATTTCTACCTTCAGTCATTAAAATTCTATTGATAGTATTTGTACCATCAAATTCTACAAACACGGATCTTGTATCTACATTAACATCTAGTAATTTTGGTGCCCAATTGTATCCTTGAAACTTTGTTAAGAATTTAACTTCGCGTTCAAAAAAGAAATCTACAACTTCTTTAGTTAACCTTTTATTTTTTTGATACGGGCTATTCTCATCATATTGCATACACATGATTGTTTCCCCAGGATTAACGATTGGTGTATATAATAAGTTAGTTGTGTCCCATGTATTACCACGAGTCATCTTGTAATAGTATTTCCAGTTATCCATTATCATAGTATTTTAAATTCTTCAGGTAGCATACGTTTAAACGATTCTAGTTTATCCTGCTCTATATTAAATGTTATTCCCACAACCCCTTGCGTAAAATTGTTTATCAATCCTAATTTGTTTGCTTCGTTAAACCATGGACTCATGGTGTTATCAAATAAAAATCTAGCGTGGCCTGTATTCTCCATACTAGTAGCTAACGATACTTCGACTGGATTGTTTAATTTATTATTTTTTAATAGTTTTCTAACTACCAATTGTACTCTTGCTCTACGGCCAAAATTTGTAGCAGTATGTAGGAAACTTGCATCCATGTCGTACCAAATACCGTCTTGTGACAACGGATACATTGTTTCTCTTACTAGGTCAATTAGATAGCTGTTGTCACCTAGTATATTCAAATGGTACCTATCATCTATGTCAGCATGAATTTGATAACATTGGTTAGGATCTAAAATAATGATTCTTGCTTCGCCTTTACTTACAGGCAATGAATCATAAAGTGTTTCCCAAACTGTACCTTTGTACTCATCTTTTAAAACCCACGGGTCATAGAAGAAGTTACCAGTTGGCTGGTTGATAGTTGTTTTCATTCCTCCAGTTGGCAAATGGTGACATGCCTCTTGAAATAAGTTTGGATTAGTAGTATAATTAGTAGGAGTTAGCATAGAAATATTTATGTGCTACTATTATGACTATAAATATTTCCATGACACAATCACCCACATTTTGTATGCATCCATTTACCGGATTGGCTACCCGAGAAGATGGCGCAGTCAAAGCCTGTTGCCGTAGCCACCCAGTTGGGTTTATACAAGATGATACATTAGAAGGTATTTGGAACAACGATACAATGCAACGTATTCGTCGGCAAGTGTTAAGCGGCGAGCGTCCTGCTGAATGTGCGCCATGTTTTAACTTAGAAGACCAGGGTGTTGAAAGTTTACGGCAACGACATATTAAAGGTGAAATACCCGAAGCACGTATTAACTTGTATCCTAATACTCCATTACAAGAAATTATGCCGTTTGAATTTCCCACAATGGAAATTAAGATGAATAATTTATGTAATCTTAAATGTCGTATGTGTAACCCTATGGACAGTACTAGTTGGAATGATTGGCAAGAAGTAGAATCACATTACAAAAAAGAAGATAATTTCCTAGTACAAAAAATTATTGATTTAAACTTAAAAAAGAAGCCATTCCTTGATAGTTTTGTTGATACAGATAACTGGTGGGCTAGTTTTGAAAAATTACTGCCTTACTTTAGACGTGTGGAATTTGCTGGAGGCGAACCTTTGATGGATCCTGCTCACTATAAAATTCTAGACATGCTAGCACCGTATGGCAATAACATTGAGATCAAGTATGCTACCAACTTGACCATGCTGGGAAAGAGTAATCGTACTATATGGCAATATTGGCCTAAATTTAAAAGCGTTGCTGTTAACGTGAGTATAGACGGCATAGGTGATAGTTATGAATATGTACGTGGCAATGCATCGTGGTCAGAGCTTGTTAATAATATTAAACAAATTCAAACCATACCTAATATTAGTCGTATTGTTGGTGCTGTTGCTGTACAGGTTAGTAATATTTTAATACTAGATAAGATGATTAAGTATTTCTTAGACGATTTAGGAATTGTATTTTACACTAACATGGTTAACTATCCAAATGTGTTATCTGCACAAGTATTGCCGACTGAATTGAAGGCACTTGCTATTACTAAACTAAAAGCAGTACGAGAACTTGTACCTAAATTTAAACACGTTAAGGCTAATCCTATATTGTTAGGGATTACACTGGGACAAATAGACGGCGTTATAAATTACTTGAATGCCCAAGATCAAAGCGATAAATGGCAAGAGTGTATAGAGTTTAATCGTAAGTTGGATGCTACTCGAAATCAGAACTTTTTTAGTACTACACCGGAATTTAAAGAATGGCAATGAAAGAGGAATTAGAAAAGTTATGCAACGTAGTTGAATTTGACGGAGTGTACTTGCCTATCAATCCTTCTTGGAAAAATATAGCAATTAGTTTAAGCGGCGGTGCAGATAGTGCATTACTAGCATATCTAATATGTAGTAATTTAAAAAATGTTAACGTACATGTAATCAGTAATATTAGAATGTGGAGATCACGTCCATGGCAACGGACAATTTCCGTTGAGATTTTCAACTGGTTAAAAAATAGATTTCCAGAGCATAATTTTTACAGGCACGAAAATCTTATCAGTCCAGAATTAGAACACGGATCTATTGGGACCACTATAAAAGATAGATTTGGTAATATGAAATCTGGTGATCAAATCATGTCCCGCAGTTTTGCAGAATACATTGGGCACTATAATAACATAGAGATTTGGTTCGCAGGTATTACTCGCAATCCTAAATTAGATTCAATTACTATGCGACCAACTGATCGAAATGTAGACTATTCTGACAAAACAGATATATCGCTAATGCTACTTAAATTTGGATCTGCTTTGGTATCCCATCCGTTTGTATTTGTCAGCAAGGATTGGGTTGTAAAACAATACAAGGATTTAAATATACTTGATTTGTTTAACGCCACTCGCAGTTGTGAAGGTGAGTTTGAAGGATTAGATTATCTAACATATACTCCAGGACAGTATGTTCCTGTATGCAAGAAATGTTTTTGGTGCCAAGAACGAACTTGGGCCAAACAGGAAAACGGACTATGAATAAAGTAACTAGCCGTTGGCCACATCAGAGTAGTATTAAGATTGAATGGAATCTTGGCAAACGATGTAATTACGATTGTAGTTACTGCCCGGCAAGTATACACGACAACTCTAGCGCACATACTGATATAGAAACGCTTAAGGCAACGGTAGACAAGTTGATGACATTAGGCAAACCTATACGTCTTAGCTTTACAGGCGGTGAACCGTGTGTGCATCCTAAATTTTTAGAGTTGGTCAAGTATTGTAAACATGTAGGCATTACATGGATCAGTGTAACAACCAACGGTACACTGCCATACGAATTTTATTCAGCACTAGAAGCAGATCAGATTGTGTTTAGTATACACTTAGAGTTTGACTGGAGGCGTGTATTCAATACTGTGGAAAGTGTAGTAGATTTAACAAACAAAAAAGTTATAGCACAAATAATGGCACATCATGATTACATGGATGCTGTATTACAATTACGTGCTAAATGTTTGTTAGCACACATTCCTAATACTGTAAGACGTATACGCTGGACAGAAGGCGATCACGATTTGTTTGATGACATGCGTTACAACGCAAACGATTTAAACTGGCTTAAAGAACAAGAAGCTACCGTAGAAGGTAATTGTGTAATCGATGCTACACAAATTATGCATGCCAACGATGTAATAAAATTGAATATGAACAAATACAAAGGTTGGACTTGCAACGCAGGTATAGAAAGCCTAATGATAAATTGGGACGGAGATGTACACAGAGCGACTTGTAGAGTCGGTGGTAGTCTTGGCAACATATATGAAGGCAACTTCGTTGCTCCTAGCGAACCCGTAACTTGTGACCGTAATTTCTGTACCTGCGCGGCAGACATTCCATTGACAAAATATGCGACTTCAAACAATTAACCCTTCTAAATATAAAAGACTATTTGCCTTTGGGTGTAGTTTTACAAGATACTATTGGCCGACTTGGGCCGACATTCTTTCACAGGATATTCCATACTACGAAAATTGGGGTTGGGGCGGTGCTGGCAATCTTTATATTTCAAATGCCATTATGGAGGCAAATAATAGGCACAAGTTTACTAAAGATGATTTGATTGTAGTAATGTGGAGTCAAAAAGGTCGAGAAGATCGTTACGTTAATAACGAATGGATGGTAACTCCAGGAGCAATGCTAGAAGAGCGTTATGGTACTGACTGGATTAAAAGATTTTATGATGACCGTGGTGCAGTCATAAGAGATCTTGCATTAATACAATCAACGCAAATATACTTAGATACTTTAGATTGCGATTGGATTAACATGGCAATTAACAGTTTTGCCAACGGAGATGTTGATAAAATAAGAAAAACTGCTCCGGGGTATTTTAAAGGTAAAGCAGACTGGAACGATGTTATTGTAGAGTTGCACAAAGGAACAATTTCAAATTTACTTAAAAATCAAGATGTGCTTACGTGCTACAAAGATGTATTTTTAAAAATAGAACCGTCAGTGTTTAATATACTACAAGACACTAAGGAATACAGATCACGTGGTAGACCTAACAATGGCGATGGGCATCCTACACCTGCTGAGATTTTAAAATATCTCGATTTAGTGTTTCCTAACAATACTATTAGCAGTGCGGCAAGAGAGTATGCGGTTTCGTTTGAAGAACAAATATGGAGTCAAAAAACTACTACAGAAATTTTTGAATCTAAATCTGTTAAAATTGCTAGATTATAACAAATCGCCCAACTCTGGAAATATTTTTCTAAAATCTGTTCCACGTTGTTGATCCGTTACAGTTAAATAATCCTCAAGCATAGGAAGTTTGTTAGACCAATCTTCTGCCATCATGTACTGTACTAATCCTTGCCAACGTTTAACTCCGTATGGGTTAGTCATAAATTCGTTATCAGATAATCGTCGAGAACAGAAATAGTCAACTTGTTTTACAACTTTGTCTTTTAAATGTTGTGGAAGTACTCTAACATTTAGATAGCTAGGTAAGTATACTAAGTGTGTTCCTATTAAGCCGGCGCCGTAAGGAGGCAAGTTAATCTTTTTGAAGTTTTTACTTTCCTTCCAATGCACTAAGTCTGGTATATTCATTACATTTAACAACTGCACAGCGCAGGCAATATTAACTGTAATGTTGTTAGGAGTATCGTCTAGTCTTTCTAAGTTGGTAACAACATCACTCCATTTGCTAGGATAACGTATATAATCATTACGGACGCCTACTGCATCGACACTAAAGTTGAATTTAACTTCTTTAAAATGTTTCCATAAATCAAATAATTTTTCTGGAAGTTCAAGCCCGTTAGAATTATAACGCAAGACGCATAATTTGGCGGCACCTGTTTCCACCATAAACTCTAATATCTTGTAGTGTTCAGGGATTAACAGAGGTTCTCCGCCTGCAAAATAAAGCTCGCGAATATTATATGCTTGCAAACGCATATCACTTAGGAAACTACCTTTCTTATACCACGTATAATCAAAGTCGCTATTCCATTGCTGATCTTGTTTTAGTTCAATAGTTTTATATTTAGGATATTGCAGTTTCCACTCTTTAATCCAACTGCTACTATCGTGTGGACTACACATAATACATTTAAGTTGGCACAAATTTCCTAAGCGCAAATCAAAATAAGGAATGTCTACAGGTAAACTACCATCTTTGCCGGTAGCATCTATAATAGTTGGCATATCCAATCGTTCGTTCCAAACTACGGATTCCCATTGACGTTTACTTACAATACCTTTAGATTCTTCTTCAAAGCATTTGGTACAGCTTGGAGGAACTTTATTATCTAGCATTTGAAGGCGAACTGCCTTCATATAGTCACTATTCCAAACTTCGGCAATGGAATGTGTTTGCAAATTCATAACTTGGCCGTTTTGCTTTACAAGGCCAACATCTTTAACATCCTCTTCACCTGCGCCACTAGCATTAGCAGTACAACACACACGAACATCGCCGTTAGGGCGAGTAGCAAGATGTATCCATGGCAAAGGGCATATAGATGTTTTATTTGTCATTGTTTAAGATTTTTTGTTTGTCTATTTTTATAAAAGGGCTATTAGGGCCGCACATGATTATACAAGTACTACTTGATTTTTCAGTCCATTTCTTTTGCCACATTGTTTGCCACGCATCAGTTTCTACTATATTTTTAAGGCCTAATTCTAAAACATTTAATTTATTAAATCCTAGTACTTGTTGTTGTATAATGGCGCCTTCTTCTAAGACAGAATCGTCTTCATATAAACTGTATTGCTTTAATAAATTGCTATCATAGTTCGTATATAAGAACGCACCTATCATACAGCACGGGCTTAATGTATATTGAGCATCAATGTATAGTTCTTTGTTGCGTAGACTTTGGCAATCTATAATTTCAGCGCCAGCCCATTTTTGATGCCCGGCTACCTGTTTACGTCCAATAAACTCTACTATCGTATCTTCTGGCTGTTCTATATTATAAATGAACTTGCCGCCTTTATCAACTACTGGGAACGGTCGGCTAAATCGTTTACTATTTTTTACAGTAAATTTTTTAAATCCTAGTTCACAGGATAATTGTTCAGCTTGTTTAACTTGGTGTTGATTATGTTTAAATCTAATAAAGCACCATTCCGCTTTGCCGCCCGAGTTAATAAATGCACTTGAGTTTTTTATTATCTTATCAAAATCTGTACCAATACGATATGTTGAATGTGTATCCTCTAAGCCATCCAATGCAAACACTACTATATGATTAGTGGGCAAACTTTCTGCTAAACTGCGCCACCAGTTTTCACTACGGGCACTGCCATTAGTATGGATCTGTAATTCTATTGTTGGGGATACAGAAGATACATAACTACACATTTTAATTAAATCGTTGTTAAGAATAGGATCTCCAAAGTCTCCACAAAAATTTAATAATCTAAGTTGAGATAACACATCAACCGTAAATATTTTTACAAAATTATCGTAAGTCCAATCATTCAATTTAAGTAGCGGGTTATCTATGCCGCCGTGAATGTTTCGAGGACACATTGGGCAACTAGCTTGACAACGGTTAGTTATTTCAATTTGTATCATTTCTAGCTGGTTAAATTTAAACATTTGATTTCCAGCTTAACTTTTTATCGATATAAGTTTGCACAAAGTTTTTAAATTTATCGTCGGAAGTATTTAAATTAGATAACTTATAATCGTATACATTTTCATATTGATTTGTTTCGTGGTATACAAACAGCCTGTCAGTTAAGAACGGATTACAACCTCTAAGGCCTTTGAAACCATTGTCTGAATAAAATTCTTGAACTAAGGTTTCTGCTTGGTACCAATCCATAGTATCATGTTTCCAGATAACGACATCATTTCTAGTGCTACCCACGCCACCACCCCTAGGAGTTGTAGATTGGAATAGAACATTACCGCTATCGTCTTTAGTTACAGTATATCCAGGATTTTGTCTAGCTTCTAATTTAACTAAGCCGTTGCCTACAAGTTCTTTAGTAAAACGACTTTGATTTGTTAATGTTTCATCATAGTCGGGAACTTCTAAAATATGGGCACTGGCACTTTGTCTAGACCATTTAGTGTTTAACCATTCTAACGAGTTGTTCCATGACTCTACACTTTCGCCTGGTATACCACAAATCATCTGTATGTTTGCTCTGTAGCGTTTAGGTGCATGTATGTCAGTATAGGCTTGAAAGTCTAACAAACCGTCTTGTAACTTTTCAGGATCCATTCCCTTACGTACAAGTTTACCAGCCGCATGATTAAATGTTTCAATACCCATACTATGTCCAAGGAAGCCTAGACGGATATAAGTATCCCAATGCTCACGATGTTTGACAACTAAGTCTCCACGAGCAAATCCACATATCCAAGGATTGTAATTTAATTCATCTACCGCATCGGCATACTTCTGTAATTTCTCAGGACGATCATTAAATGTTTCGTCCATAACACGCCAGTTCTTAATACCCCATTTTTCAAATCCTGTTTGCATTTGCAGTTTAAATTGTTCTTTGCTTACACTAACATCTTTAGCCTGTCCTATGATAGGAAAGTTACAATAACTACAACTAAACATACAGCCTCGGGCAGTTTCAATCTGCGGGCACTCGTATGCTAACATGAAATCTCTAGCTTCGTAATCAACAAGGTAACTGTCTAATGGCGCACTTGGATAGTGATGCAAACCGCGTATAACTTTCTTGTTTCCAAAGAAAGCAGAGTCTGTCATTAACGGTGCTCCTAGTGTTCCTACAAGATGCTTACACAATGCCAATATAGCATTTTCACCATAACTGTCAACCCAATAGTCCACCCCTTGTGCCGGAGTAGTCAACGCATTGTTTCCTCCTATTACAACTGGAATAGTAGGATATGATAGTTTAAGCCATGCTATGAATTCGTTTAAGTAAGGACTCCATGGATTTAAAAATGCTGTGCCAAAACAAAACATAACTGTATTTGTATTAGTGCGGGAACGAACTAGTTCTTGTAATTCTTCCAATTGCCAAAACGCAGTAAAATCTACCACTTCGGCATCCCAATCGTTCATCCGTAAAAATGTTGCTACACGATGTGTCCACAAGGATCTTTCCCAGCGTTTACCTGTTAAACTAAAAAATATTGCGTGTCTCATGCTATTATTGTATTTTTAATTTCTATAAAATCTTGGTAGTCTTTGGCTTTAGGTATACACATACCGCACCCGCAACGTTTGTTAGGACATACTATAAATTTATCTTTTTGCTCAAGTCGGTTTCTTAAATCTTCAAGTAACTTATCACTATCATCTAAATTACCAATTGGGCCACGCTGTTCGTCGTACAATGCTTGGCAGGTTTGGTGATGATAAACTAAATTTGTTTCTTGGTCAACATATAAGAAATACCAATCGACCATACAATTCCATTTTTCAAAATTAGTATTAATTAATTTAATAGGTTGCCATGCCCCGTCAACTTTGCCTTCCACACATCGACCGCCACAACAAGCACGGCCTAGTTGGTCTCCACCTGCAACTGATTTAGGCTTGTCTTCCAATCCCATCTCGGTCCAAAACCATGCTTGCTGTTCCTTTGAATATTCATGACTAGTTCTGCGATTTGTGCCGTCTGCATCAATAAACCAACCTTTACGTATAATTGCACCATCACCAATTGGTCTTGGATTTGCACGTATTCCTTGTTCTTTTAATTGATTGTATACTCCAGTTGTTTCTTCCCAATGGTCTGCATGTAACATTACATTAACTTGTAGCTTAACATCTGTTTTGGATAATGCTATGATGTTTTTTATTGCACGTTCTTTTAACTTAGGATCTGCTTCTGCATGGTAGCTGATAGTTACATGGTTAATTGTATCTATAATCTTCTTAGAATAATTTTCTCCCCAGGCTCCGTTAGTAGTAAGACCTAGATAATAAAATTCAGGCTGAGACTTAATATGATCTAGTAGATTCCAGAAATTAGGATTGGCAGTTGGTTCGCCCCCTGTAAAATTAATATTAGTGTGCGTATCTTGTTTACGTTTAGAATTATACAAGTTAGCCCATGATTGTATAAAGCTAAATGTCTTTTTAAATTCTTCTAAACTTTTAAAATTACTAGTATTGTTATGTCTGGATGATTCACAATAAGAGCAGTCGTAGTTACATCGTTTGCCAGTATCCCAAACAACTGAAAATGACTCATTATTAGAATTGCGTATTGCGGAAGTTTCAATCATAGGGTTTCTCTTTCAGCAAACTGGTCAATTGGTTTGCTTAATGCATTAGTTCCGCAAGCTCTAGCACACGTTACCATTTTAGGGTCTGACCAATATCGATCCCACACCGTTTGATAGACCTCAGAGTCTACAATAGATTTAATACTGCGATACTGTGTATCGATGTTGTTGATTCCACCAAAGTCTTCAATCATAGCATTGTATTGGTCTACTATTACTTGCCTAACTTCTAGTATAGAAGATCCATCTTCTGTATAGTTGTAAGGAGTACTTGCTAGCCAGCAACAGGGAAATACTCTGCCAAACGCATCTATGTAGATTTCTTTGTTTTGCTGTGCATAGCAATTGATTGTGCTGGCCGCTACTATTTGTTTATAGCTGTCAAGTACCTTGCGGTCAATAAAAACAATTTTACTTTCATTAGCTGGTTCAAGATAGTGTGTTACTTTGCCTAGTTTATCAAGTACAGGGAATTTGCTTTCTAGTACAAATCTACTGCTGTCTTTCATAACAAATCGTTGAAATCCTAATTCGCTTGCAATAGATTTGGCAGTTTCTACTTCGTGGGCATTGTGTTTAAATCTAATAAATGCCCATTCGGCAATGCCACCGGCTTTTATATAGGATACTGCATTGCGAAGTATTTGATTATAATCAGTACCTATGCGATATAAACTATGCGTTTCATCCAGCCCGTCTATAGCAAACACTACTAAATGATTCTCTGGCATTGCGCGAGCAAGACGTTCCCACCAACTGCTATTTCTAAGGCTACCGTTTGTATGTATTCTAATTTCAATATTTGATTTATACTTGACACTGTATTCAATCATTTCTATTAAATCGTTATTAAGCAACGGGTCACCAAAATTACCGCAAAAATATAAGGCGTCAACTTGATCCAGCACTTCTTGATTTATTGTATGTTTAAAATGTTCAAGAGTCCAGCTGTTAATTTTAATTAACGGATTATCAACACCGCCGTGGTGATTGCGACTGCACATGGGACAACTAGCTTGGCAGTTATTTGTTATTTCTAAATGTATTTGTTTCAGTTCAGAGAATTTAAACATTTTTTATTTTATTCTTAAATTCTTCAGTAAACACCCCGTCAATGCGTACAGCGTATGCCGGCTCCGGAATAGGATCGCCACCATGTGTGTCCTTGTCGTTCCACCATCCTACACGGGACTCTATGTAAAATCGTTCTTTGGTTTCTGCATTGTAAACGTAAAACGGACGCTTTGTATTGACCCTGACGTGTATAAATTCTGAATCAGTATTTGATTCAGGGTCTGCTAAATTGTCTCTATGTTCAAATGAAATTCCAAACGAATCAACAGATACTATGTAGGCCCTGCCCACGTGTGTAAATATTCCAGCCGTTACTAGACTTTCTATCCATGCCAGTAGCGAAGGAAAATATTCTGCAATTTCGTTTGGTGGACGTTTTTTAGGATCAGCTTTCCAACCAGGAACGCCATCCCAGAAATTATAAACAGTATAGTGGTCGTGAGCACCGTAAGCATATTTCATAAATTCAACAAATGCGTGATTGTCCTGATCGCGAATGGCCAATCCTGTTTGCTTTAACGGATCGTCGTCTGGCAATGCCATAAATTCTTCATACGCATGAAACATCGGTTTAACTTTGTCAAACACATAGCTACGCTGTTCGTCTACGATTGGATTTCTAAATTGTCCACGTATTGTTAATTTTTTAGACAATGCCATACCTTTCAGTATATCAAGTTGAATAGCATCAAACGTTGTTAAGTCAATAAGATGTTCTAATTCAAAATGTGTTTGTCCGTAAGACCCAATCATTCCAGGTTTAACTGCCGGCATTATATTTTCCTTTTGGGTATTTTGCTATCTGCACTACTTACGCACATAGGAGTAATACATATTTTAGGTTCTTTGAATAATTCAAAACCTGTAAGGATATTTCCTATATTATTTTCCTTACAACTGTAAGCACGTTTAACTTCAGTACCTCTTATTATAACACTTTGATAGCCTGCATTGCAACCCCATCCTTGGAACTTATTAAATCCTAATGCGTTAAATCTTTCTGCTTGATCGATGTAGTAATCTTTCTCTCCATCATTAAGTCTAATTTGAAAAACTTCTCGTTGTTCATATTCGTCCTGCATAATTTTAATCATTTCAGGAGTGTATCCTTCTACAATAGCAGTAGCAGTATCATTGCTTTGTGGTTTGAGTGTTACATTAATCCCACGTTTGCGTAATCGTTCACAACGTTCTAGTGTTTCAAAAAACTTGGCTGGAACCATTACTTGATTGACAGTAACGTGTACTAGTTCGTACATTAACTGTAGACACTTGTCGCCAAACTCTTGCTCCTTGGCAAACTCATCATGAAAGCTGGCTGTAATACTTCTACGTTGTAACATCTCAGTGTTCTTACACCAAGTGTTCCACCATTTACTACCAGGCGACAAATTAGTAGTCATGTGTATACTCTGGTAAGTACTTTCAAGTTCGTCTAGGTATTTTACCAATTCGGGTAATTGTTTATATGCTGTAGGTTCGCCACCACTAAAGCTCCAATGAAATCTATCAAAACCATTAGCTCGTGCCTGACGCTTAATTTCATCTATTGCAGACTTGTACACATCTAAAGTTTGGTAATCTAATTTGTCGCTTCGGGCATATGGCCAACAATAGCTACAGTTATAGTTACAAAATCTACCCAGTATCCAACTTACGTTAAATAGTTTGGTATCCAACATGGTTTGTTGTCCAAATTGGACTATATTTTGGAAAGGAATTTGGCTAAAGTTCATACTGGCAGTATTTAATGTTTACAGTATGAGCTCAAAAATAATTGACATGCTAGCCAAAAGACAGTATACTTACATTGTAGACGTGAGTGGAACATGGTATACCTCCTCCTAGTAAGCTGACCCCCAGCTGAACGGAGGGACAGGGCTTGTGACTTAGTCATGCTTTGCAGGTTCGAATCCTGCCGTCTACACCATTTTTAACACAGGCACAGAAAGGCATTTTATGAAAAAAGTATTTTTAATCTTAGCGTTGATTTCTAATGTGGCAACTGCCCAGACTATAGGTATGATTTATCCTAGTAAGAATTTGATTACTAGTACTACAATTACTTGGAAATTTTCAGACAACGTACCTGAAGCATGTAATGCCGAAAGAAAACGTTGGGGCGAACCTGCTTATCAAGTACCTAGTAGAGCTTGTGCCTTTTGGACTAAAGATACTTGTTTAATTATTACGGCACGTGAGACACTGCCAGAATCACTAGCACATGAAGTATTACATTGTTTCCAAGGTAAATGGCATTAATGAAAAACGTAGCATCAAGTCCTGAACGACACACTTTCCAAAAGGAAGGCGCAATCCAACGGGCAGAAGAAGCGGGCGAAGAGCCCAATCAAGCCTACATTGACATGTGGGATCAAATCAAGATTGACGACGCCAACAAGATCCACGATCCAGCCTGGCAACGGAACAATATGGAGTATGATCTCCGTAGTAGTAAAGAACTGTGCGACAAAGTCAAAGCCAGCGATGCTTATGCTCAGAATTTGTATGCGGCTATGTGTAATATGACTTGGCAAAGTCGTGAGTTTTGGCAAGAGCTAAAAGGCGAAGTATGGAGTGCTAGTTGGCGCCATAGCGGTGGCATTGTTGCTGACATGCGTGAACAAGGTGACTACATTGATTGGTACTGTAGCGGTATTGGTAACGATGACTTGGGATACGGATTAGATTCTAGACCAGCAACTGGCTATGTTCCAGAAGGGCAAGTAACAGAAGAAATTGAATTGGATTTGAATCGATTAGGTTGGCGGCCAGTTCCTTGGAATGATGATGAAGATTGATTTAGAACACTTACACTATTGGATGCAAGCCATTAGGCAAAGTCCAGATCCTATGCGAACCATGGATGCTTTTTGGTCTGGACAACTTAACAGCAAATCATGGCTCATACAAGCCCTGAGTATGCAATATTCAGTTAAAGATGATCCAGTCAGTATAGAAATACACGGCGGCTGGGTAGGTGTGTTGGCTAGCATGTTGTTTCAAAGTAAGATTCCTATCAAACGCATTTATAGTCTTGACATCGATCCCACCTGTGAGCCTATTGCTACCATGATGAACAAGGGCGAAGAGATGCAAGGCAGGTTTCAGGCTAGTACCGGCGACATGTGCAATCTAATATCATTTGTTGATGTAGTGATCAATACCAGTTGCGAACATATAACACAAGAACAATATGAAACATGGTTAAGCAAGCGCCAAGATAATCAGTTGTTAGTGTTGCAAAGTAATAATTATAATATAGACGAACATATTAGAATTGCCAAGTCAGTTGACGAATTTGCAGAACAGTGTAAAATTAAAGTTAAATGGAGTGGAGAATTACAATTGCCGCTATACAAACGATTTATGATAATTGGAACCAAATGACAACATTAACATTTACAGTTGAAGAACTTTTTGAAGATATTCCCGGGGATCCGGATAATGTTATTTTAAAACTTCCTCCAGAAATTTGCGAAGCACAAGGATGGGTAGAAGGTACTACTCTCAACATTCAAGTAGAAGATGGAAAAATGATTATTAGCAAAGTATGAGTAAGGACGATTTACTGGAACTGACTGGACAAGTCACTGAAGTATTACCGGGTAATATGTATAGGGTACAGCTAGATGATAACCAGCATATTATCCTAGCCTACTTGGGCGGCAGGCTAAAACAACATAAAATTAAAATTATTTTGGGCGATAAGGTCCGGGTGGAAATAAGCACTTACGACTTATCAAAAGGTCGTGTAACATATAGGTTATAACATGAATACAGTAATGGAAACGGTATCTTCTGTTTGCAATCAAGTTAGACATAACAGCAAACACGGTGTAAGTTTTCAAAATCTGTTGACCATGCTACGCAGAGAATTTCGAGAGCGCGGATTTAATCTCAAAATAAAATCTGATAGAGACAAGCATCTTGGAACAGAGGAATTTTACGTCAATGCGTACTATGACTCGGATGACGATCAAAACAATGAAATCCCCATTGAAGTTGTTGTACATCACAATTTTGAGAAATCTGCTGTTTGGGACAAAAAGCATACCACAGAATTTTTAATACAAATATTTGATGCTACTGTACATGAATACAAACATCAAAGACAGAGTATCAAACGTAAACATCATGTGTACACTCAGAATGTCAAATCACCATACAAAGAATATCTAGCCGAAGACGATGAACTCGATGCTTATGCACTTAGCATTGCTATTGAACTTTGCCGCACATTGGGAAAATTTAGAGCATTGCGTTACATGCATCGAATCTCAGCTCTTGCCAAATTAAAATTTAACGGTAGATATGTTAGCCCAAACCTAGCGGCTTATTTTGGACAGTTTGAATCAATAGACAATCCTTTGCTCAAAAAGTTATCCAAAAAGGTATATGTACGACTACAGAAGATTGACACAGATGCAGTTTTCGTATAAAATACTTGCATATTAACTAAGAAAGACATTGTGGCATACTACACTATCAAAGAACTTAACCAGTTTAGTCATAGGATAGCAAGGGAGATTGCTCTTGAACAAGGAATAAAACGCAAGCCGCATCCTAGTTACAGTGATTTGGATCATCCAGAGTGTGAAACGCACGGATGTTCAAATCCCAAACAAGTATCAAATTGGCACTGGACTAGCGGTGAGCCTGTTTATCGACCTGTATGCCAATTGTGTCACGATGTCAATACTGCTAAAAGATACGCTGAAAAAACAGGTGCATCGTGGGTACAGAATGTACAAGATGTTTGTGCCCATAAAGAAGGTTTTAATTCTGCTACTGAATGGTTAAACAGCAAACACCCGTATAGGCAATATCGTAAAGACTATTGTGAAAATATAGACGGACGATTAGGATTTGTATGTACTACAACTATAGTTTGGGATGGTATGTTAGATGTGGATCATATTGACGAAGATCCGTCCAATAATAATCCAAAGAATCTACAAACCTTGTGTTCCTGTTGTCACAAATACAAAAGCAATATATTTGTTAAAGAAAACGGAAGAACTCCTGGACGTAAAACTTTAGGCATAAAATACTAGGAAGAAAAATGAAAGAATTTCCTACCCAACAAGTTCTAGAATTAGCTTGTGCGGCACAACGGGTCAACGGTGCTTATATTAAAGAGTCCGCACCAGTATATTCGGAAGACGGTGCGTTCATGTATCTCAAACAGACCAACAAGATGATGATGCTCTGCACACTGGATCATCGACATTGGACTGCGGATCCAAAAGATGCACCAATGCCTCTTAAAGTATTGCCAGAAGACATAGCACAAGCAGAAGAGATCCGCAAGTACTTTCGTAAATTCTTGTTTAGTGCTATTGAAGGTGAAAATGATTTTCAAACTAATATAAACACAATCCTATCAAGCGATACAGTCAAACAAAATCAATTTGGTTATGTAGCTTGTTTGCCCAGCGTTCATATTAGAGATGTTGCTCAAACCAAAGTTAAGAAGGCCGCACGAGCAGTTGAAGAAGGATGTTTAGCAGAAATTGGTAGTACAGTTAAAGATTTGGATGCGGAAATAATCTCCTCAGTTAAGTCAAAAAACTTTGAAGGCTGGAATATAGATGCTATAATAAACAACAAGATGGTGTCTTGGATGAACAAAACGGATCTTAAATTAGGGCCTGCTGTAATAGTTAAAGCCAAAGTTAAAGATTGTAATAAGCATTGGAAACATCAAAACGATGTTACTAGATTACACTATGTAAAGGCGGCGCAGTAATGTATAAAACTATCTACACAGAAGTTGAAGTGGATGTTAATTTGAGTGACTTTGAAACAGATGATCTAATTGAAGAATTAGAGTCACGTGGGTCGGGTGTTATGGACTATGGTGATGGTAAGGAAGTATTACAGTCAATTTTTGAAAAGCGCAGGCTTGGACAAGACTATCAAACAGAATTGGAAACTTTAATCTATTTGGGATTGGGACGGATCATATGAGTGGTTGGAACACAATTCAAAGGATCAAGCGTATCGAAGAAGAAATCGACAAGCTGGGCTTTAAGTTTGCCAAAAGTAAGCACACTGATTGGTCGGAAGATCACGGGGCCTTAAGTCTTTTACCAAAAGATCACGAAGCACTACCAATTTACAATCGTGATGCTGAACTGTTTGTTGGCAGTTTAGAACGATTGGAAGATTGGATAAATGGTGTGCGTTGGGCACGTGAATACGATCGTATGCTTAAGATCAGCGACGATGACAAACGTGCTAAAGCAGAACAGAAAGAAAAGAATCGTATTCTAATGCGTATGATTAAAGAAGGCAAACAAGTAGAAGGAATAGAGAAATGACATACTCTTGGATTTTAATTGTTGCTATGTATAGTCCTGCCGGAGACTTTATGAGTAAAGATACTCTACAATTTAATAGCCGAAAAGACTGCGAGGCAGTACGTGTACAGCTACCAAACTTAGATCATCCAATGAAGGTGCGTCATAAAGGGTTATGCGTAACACGAGATCATTGGGAAGGTAAGAAACAAATGCCCGGTGTGGCATACGACTAGGAAAATATATGAAACAAGAACTAGATAAGTTGTTGTGCGAGCGGTATCCAAAGATGATGGTTAATCGCAACAAGAACATGCAAGAAACTTGCATGTGTTGGGGATTTGAATGTGGCGATGGCTGGTTCAATATCCTAGATCAGCTGATGGGCAGTATTCAGCATCATATCGATTGGAAAGAGAAACAGCGTAAGTGGGCAATTGAATATAACGAAATGGCCACTCAGGCAAAAGCTGGTAACTTTGATTTGTTTGAAGAAACTACAAAAGCTCAACCCAATGACGAATACAAAGAAAAGCGACTGGCGGAAATTGTTGCTGGAGACTTTAGAGAAGTGCCCGAATCTATTCCGCAGGTAACACTGGATCAAGTCAAAGAAAAGTTTGGCACACTGAGATTTTATTACTCAGGTGGAGATGACTACATCAGCGGTATGGTGTCGTTGGCAGAAAGCCTAACAGGCGTCACTTGCGAAAGCTGTGGCAATGTTGGAGAGCGCCGTGGCGGCGGATGGGTGCATACATACTGCACACCATGTGAAGAAGCACGTGAAATCAAACGTGCTAAAGAGACGGAAGAATGGGAACAACGTAAACTACTTAAAGAAGGATTTGAAGAATAATGGAAAAATTTATGGAATGGTTTGGTCGTAACCGTATAACGATCGGATATACTATTGGTGGAATAAACGTGTTGAACGGAGTTACGAGTGTGGCTCTTGGAGACACATTAGGCGGCGTATTTTTTATTGTGTTAGGTTCAGCAATTATTTTTGATTCAAAGGTGTTCAAATGATTACAATGAAAGAATGGATGGAATTGGTCGACTATAAAATCACCGAAGGCGGCGATTATGGTTGGGGTTGTTACGGACCAAATGCCTATACACTGGATTCATGGAATGGTGTTCATGGCGTGGGTGGATATAGTTTTAGTATTGTGTTCAGTACCAAGAGCCAAAAAGTATACGAAGTCAGTATGTGCGACTATACTAACGACCGTGCTTATCGAATGATTAACCCAAAGAATCAGGAAAAGCATGCCAACGAAGCATTAGCTCGCGATGTTAATTTGAACGAAGCATGGGATGATGTTGACTATGTTGATTTGGACGTGGTAGACGACTTTATCCAAAAAGCACTTGCCATTCGGGCTGGTGAGGCCTATGATACCCGTGTGCAAGTAGAGGTTGACTTTTCGGATGAAGAACTGTTACAATATATGAAACTAGCGCACGAGCGTGATATGACTTTTAACGAGCTTGTTGAAGAAGCATTACGTCATGCTATTAGTGAATACGAAGCTGGACGTCTTACTAGAGAAGATGCTCAGAAATGGAAATTGGAAAGTCAAGGAAAACCTTGGCCATTTGCGGAAGAAGAAAGCGATGAAGATAAAGCTAGTCAGTGACCTTCACTTAGAGTTCAGTGATGTCAATATTGTTAATGATCAGGACTATGATGTTTTGATCCTTGGTGGTGATATTTGTATCGCCCAGGATCTCCACGACCATCCTGAGCCTGCCAATACTGCGGACCAGTTAGCGATTGCTAACGGCACTGGATTAGGTCGTAGACAAATGACAGCACAGCGTTTTAGAGATTTCTTTAAGCGTTGTAGTTTTCAGTTCCCTCATGTAATTTACATTATGGGTAATCACGAATTCTACAATGGCAAGTTCTATGCGGCTATCGATTACATGCGTGACGAGTGCGCCAAATACCCTAATGTGTATATGTTAGAGCAAGACACTAAGATTATTGACGATGTTGTGTTTGTCGGTGGAACACTTTGGACAGATATGAACAAGCGTGATCCGCTTACTATGCATGCCATTGAAGGTATGATGAACGACTTTCGTATCATTCGTAACGACAAGCGAAACTATGCCACTATGAGTGCGTTGGATGTTGCTATTCGTCACGATAAGACTCTGGGCTACATCAAACAGATTGTTCAGGAACACAAGGACAAGAAGTGTGTTGTAGTAGGTCATCACAGTCCTAGTTTTCAAAGTGCTCATCCAATGTACGCACACGAAACTTTGATGAATGGTGGCTACCACAGTGACTTGAGTGAGTTCATTTTGGATCACCCACAGATCAAACTGTGGACACACGGTCATACTCATCATCCTTTTGATTATACAATTGGTGAGACTAGAGTTGTGTGTAACCCACGTGGTTACGAAAACGATGGTTACAGCGAGAACAGTGGCTGGAACCCAAATATTTTATTGGAGGTTTAAATGGAAGAAGTTAAAATGTCAGTTCCTGAAATGGTAAAAACTACTGGGGAGAATACCCATAAGTTTATGCTACAAATTTCTGAACATATTGCCAAATTAGAAGCAGAAGTTTTTAATTTGCGTCAACGTATTTCAGAACTAGAAAGCGCAGAATGACCACCGTTGGCAATCTAAGCGAAAAGGACACGGCCTTATTTAAGAAGTGGCTGAAAGGCAATCTTAAATCTGGCCCTGTCACTGTGACATTTACCAAGAAGGACGGTACAGAACGCATTATGAAATGTACTACCAATCCAACTTACGTGTTGTTCAAAGATCCAACTATTGTTGAATCTAAAAAAGAACGTAAGGTAAATGAAGATATTATGCCAGTATATGACATGGAGTCAAATCATTGGAAAAGTTTTCGTTGGGATAGTGTCAAGAGTATTATGATTACCCTAGGAGAAGAACGTGAATACAATAACGAGACACAGTGATACTTGTCAAATTAAACAATCCTCAAGTGGAAAGATTGTTGAAGCAGTTGTACAAGATTTCCAAGAGAATGTTGTACTTCACGTTATCGTTAGTAAAGCAGTAAAAATAGCCATGAAATGGAATGGCAAAGTTTACGAAGGTCGTATGGCCAGTATGGACTTTGTGTCCGATGGTCCTACTATATCTAAAACATCAACCAGCAGTAGAGGTTAGTATGAAAATTGGACTTAGTTATAGTCGATGTGTACGTGACATTGTAGACGGTGTAGTAGACATCGATGATGTGTTGGTGCTGATCACTCGCACAGATTTCGATCCACATGATGACGAACAGTGGCAGGGTATTTGGGTTGGCTATGGCGGCGGCACTGACAATGCTTACAGTCGCGGATTCTTTGCCCAAAGCAATCCCGAATGGGCAGGCTATCACGACGAAGATCGATTCCGTAGTGTTAGCATTGAACTTTGGGAAA